GTTTGCGTTTTAGGATGGGTGTTATAGTGAGAGAGATTGACAGAGAGGCGCGGCACAGCGGCGCTAGTTTTGACCAAGTCCGCAAACAATACGAGGACGATATGCACACAATGGAAATCAAAGAAAAGATGGCCGACTGGTTAGCCGGTCCCGGATTTGACTACCTGATCGGTTACTTACTCGAAGACGAAAAGAGTTGGGCAACTGTGGAAGATGTTCTACTTGCGACCCAACCTGACCACTCAAGGCACGGGGCTTATATGCAGAGCCTAGGTGTTCGACTTAGCGCAGCGGTTGACGACGCGATCTTTGCTTGTGTTGAGGATTGCTACGACGAGTTATTAAAGCGAGTTAGCTATGAAGTGTAGGGCTTGCGATAAAGAGTTAACCTCGTCAGAGTTGAGAGTTCTACACCCGGTCACTCGACAGCCCGAGGACTTCTGCAAGATTTGCAGGGCTATCGGGCAGCACCCGGATGACTCTGAGAGGCACACAGAGACGCTCACAGCGACGATCTATGACCTAGATGAGTATGGGTACCGCTATGAGTAAATATGCCAGCACAAGCCAGCCCTGCCCTAAGTGTAATAGTTCTGACTCACTGGCAATTTATCAAGACGGGGCCGGATATTGCTTTAGCAACTGTGGATATATTTCAAGTAAGTTTTTATTGCATGGTCAGGAGCCAAACAAATACAGAAAAGGCAAAACGATGAGCAGTTGGAATCTGGAAGAAGTTAGCAAATACCCGGTCGCGGATCTGTCGCATCGAGGGCTTACCCGTGAAGCGGTAGAGCGTTACGGAGTGCGTCAAGCGGTACGACCTGAGAACGGTGAAGCTGACAATCAAGCGATCTTCTACCCGGCTGGGTTAGGTGGTGGCTGGAAGCGTAAAAACGCACTGACACGAAAAGACATGGAGGTTTTGGGCGATTATGGTGGGCTATTTGGTCAGCAGGTATTTCCGCGAGGAGGCCGTTTCCTCGTTGTCACAGAGGGAGAAGAAGATGCGATTGCGTTATGGCAAGCCTTTAAGGCTCAAGGCAAGGATTACAGCGTTGTTTCGTTACCTAACGGCGCGGGTTGTGGCGGCATTGAAAAGCGCGAGGTATGGGATTACGTCACTAGCTTTCAAGGTGTCCTACTGGCATTTGATTCCGATGAGCAAGGCAGAGAGGGCGCGGAGAAGTTCGCAGACATATACTCGACAGAAGTAAAACTCAAGATTGCGGAGTTACCGGACGGCTGCAAAGATGCCAACGATTGCATCAAACAAGGCAAGGAAAAGCAGCTAGTTAGAGCATGTTTTCAAGCTAAAGAATATCAGCCAGAGCTAGTTATTCCCGGCTCAGATATTAGTTTTGAGCTAGTCAGAGAGCCAATTAAGAAGGGTTACGACCTTAAAAACTACCCGGAGTTTTCCAGTAAGCTAGGTGGCTTGCGTGATGGTGAGTTAGGTATAGTCATGGCCCCGCCCGGTGTAGGCAAGTCTACATGGGTCGCAGAGCTAGGCTATGAGTTAATCAAACACACCGACGAGAAGGTGGCGTGGCTATTCCTTGAAGAGGACTTAAAGAAGGCAACCCAGCGGCTGATTGCCATTGATAACAACGTGCCGTTGCCTATGTATCGCAGGAAACCTGAGTTAATATCTGAACAAAACGCGAGGAGCAGTTACGATGATCTTATCAACAACGGTCGCACTTGGTTTATCGATCTTGGCACTAGCGGTCGCTTGTCTGTTGATCGGCTGATGCACTTGTTGCGTTATTACAACGCGCAAGGTGTCAAGCGATTTATCTTTGACCACATCAGCATCTTGTTTTCTCACGACGAGAGAGATAACGAGAGAAAACTGATCGACAACATTCTGTCAGAAGTCGCGGCGTTCTGCGCTGCAACCGGCAGCACAATGATTATGGTGGCTCACATAAAGCGATTTGAGAATCACATCTATGTCAATGACGACATCTATGATGCTAAGTGGCTTTACATCGATCCAGCAGCAGCTAGAGGTTCAGGCAGTTTTGAGCAGTTAGCGTTTTGGATCGCAGCACTTGAGCCTGAGAAGACAGAGAACGAGGCAAAGGGCAGAGTCAGGGTTAACGTCAAGAAGAACCGAGAGTGGGGGTTCACAGGCCCAGCAGACGTTATCGAGCTTAACCAAAACACTGGACGACTAGTTAAATCAGAGGTACCGGAACATGACTATTGAATACGGAAGTCTTTGTTCTGGAATTGAGGCCGCAACTGTAGCTTGGCACAGTCTAGGATGGCAGCCACAGTTTTTTTCAGACATTGAGAAGTTTCCTAACGCTGTATTGAAGCATCATTACCCTAATGTACCTAACCATGGTGACATGACTAACTTTGGAGATTGGCCTGATGAATCAATTAACCTTCTCGTTGGAGGAACTCCCTGCCAATCATTCTCAGTCGCAGGACTGCGAGGTGGATTGGATGACCCACGTGGTAACTTGGCGCTCACCTATCTTGCCATTGCTGAACGATATGCCCCACGCTGGCTTGTCTGGGAGAACGTGCCCGGTGTCTTGTCTAGCAGAGGAGGACGAGACTTTGGTTCCTTCCTCGGGGCGCTGGGCAAACTCGGGTATGGGTTCGCCTACCGAGTGTTGGACGCTCAGTTCTTCGGAGTGGCCCAGCGACGCCGCCGTGTGTTCGTTGTCGGATACCTTGGAGACTGGCGACGTGCCGCAGCGGTACTTTTTGAGCGCGAAAGCCGCAGAAGGGATACTGCGCCGAGCAGAGAAAAGGGGCAAGAAGCTGCCAAAACAATTACAGCAGGCGTTGGTCAACGCTACGACTTTGAATCAGAAAACTTTCCAATAGCTATAGCAGAAAACATTATTGGCAGACAACCACAAAACGGAGGTAGATGTTTCCAACAAAACACTCGTGATGAGGTCAGGTATATTTCTGAAGATGGTCAAGTTACAGGTGCTTTATCGGCTAATTCTGGAATGAAACAGACCAATTATATTCATCAAGATACAAGTGCGCGTCGTCTAACACCCAAAGAATGCGAGCGTCTTCAAGGTTTCCCCGATGGCTACACAGACATTTATGACAAAACTCCAGACACACCTAGGTACAAGGCATTAGGCAACAGTATGGCTGTACCAGTCATGCGGTGGATTGGTTATAGGGTAAACAAGGTAGATAAGCTATGACTAAGAAAATGTACGTTATTGACATCGAGACAGACGGGCTGCTGGACAAGATGACCACAGTGCATTGTGCAGTGGCTAAGGATTACAAGACTGGTGTAGTCTATAAGTTTGGGCCAGATCAAATTGAGCAGTTCGTTCGCTCACTAGATGGGCAGGTTGTGATCGGACACAACATCATAAACTTCGACTTACCTGCTATCTATCAGTGGTGCGATGCAAATCAAGAGATGTTTATCGGTGAGATATACCCACAGCCTAAGATGGAGATTGACACGCTCGTGCTGTCTCGACTGCTTAACCCTGACCGGGAACGCCCAGAAGGTCTGCCCCAGAAGGTGGGACCACACAGCCTACAGGCTTGGGGGCATCGGGTTGGCACATACAAAGGTGACTACGGAAAACAAGACAAGGCGTTTGACGAATACAACGAAGACATGCTAGCCTATTGCAAACAAGACGTTGAAGTTACTGAGCAGGTATATAAGCATTTGCTCAAAGAGATGGAAAACTAGAAGGAGAGCAGGGATGAGCGATATAACTGAAGTAAAATGGGAGATCATGCACCAGCGATACTGGGATGAGTATGAAAGCATGGGCTACACTCTTATTGCACAGATGGGTGACTACGATATTGTAGCGAAAGGTAAATATCCTTGTGATGCGGACAGTGAAGAAGAATACGAATGCCTGCTACGAATTGTTGACCTCCACAACCGGCTTGTAGAAAAAGATGCAGGAATAAGTCTCTCATTTCAGTAAATGAAACGATTTTGACTGAAACAAGAAACTCGAAATGTTAAGCCAAACTGAGCAATAAACGATGAAAGTAAACTGGAAAACGCCAGCTAGGATAGAGCACAAGGTCGCGGAAATCATTGCCCGTCAGGAACGTGCTGGCTGGCCTTTCCGTCTTGAGCAAGCTAAGGCTTACGTTTACCAGCTAGACGCTGAGGCTGCTGAGATATATGAGCAGATCAAGGCAACGATGGGCTGCTACTACGAGCGCAAGTCAGAGGTCAAGGCTCCCTTTAAGAAGGATGGAAGTCTGACTAAGATGGCTGAAGACTACGGAGATGTTGGTGGGCCATTTGGTCGGATTGAGTGGCATCCTATTGAACTCAGCCAACACCAGAAGGTAGCACAACGTCTAGTACAACTAGGCTGGGTTCCTACGCAGTACAGCAGCACAGGTATTCCTAAGATCAAGCCAGACGGTGAACCTTGCCCTAACCTAGAGCGCATGGAGCAGTCTGACAT